GGTTTGGTTCCCAGCCCCCCAATCTGGAAACCAGGAGAATTACCCCCGTAATGCCAAAACATTTTGACTTCGGCTTCTCACATGAGCCGTGCCTGCGCCTCTCGCACATCGAGGAGATACTGCGAGAAACGCGTGTGATTATTCCTGTCCCCTCACGCGCCACCCTCATCAGACGAATCGAGGACGGCACTCTTAAAGGACACAAGACAACGGGCGGCTACGTTGTCACGGAGCAGTCATTCAAAGCTTATGTGAAATCCTTCCACCCTGAAGCTTTCGTATTAAGGTGATAGCTTATCAAGCTTATCAACCTTATCAAGCTTCTCATTTATTCCATTCTTATCAACCTTATCATCCTTAGCAAGTGCTATCACGCCTCCTGCTAATTCCGTCGTAGTGTGCTCGACGGGATGAGGCTGAGGACGGAAAAAGAGATCGCTCAAAAGCTGAAAAGATGGTCGCAGTTGCGGGCCAGGGCGGAGCGCATCGTTGCAGAACGTGATCAATCGCTTGAACCTATACGTGCGCGATTCGAGCAACGATGCGCTCCTATCAATGACAGTGCTCGGCAGCAGCTCGCCCCCATCCAGGAGCAGATGAGTGAACTCGAAGCCGCGATCACAGCGGCGATGAAGGCAGGCATCAAGGAGGATGGTCATGTAGCGTTCACGCGCATTGATTGTGCCACAGCCGTGGCCGAAGTTATTACCCGCACAGAGCGTGAGATTGATGCGAAAGCATTCTTTGACGCCGTGCCCCCATCCGAGCGGGGCGCGGCGTTCTACGCTTGCGTGAAGACTCTGGTCGGCAAAGCTGAACAGCTCCTCGGCGCAGAGCGTCTCAAAATGTTAGCTCACGCCAGGCACAACTACAGCATCTCCATCACCGCAAAGTAAGAGAGATGAAACGAGTACCAACGTCAGCCAGAGTGGTTATCGGCAGCGATTCCCTGCGAGTCCAGTCCGCAGCGCTTCTGCTGGCGTTGCAGCTTAAAGACGAGGCGACGAGCGCCCATTCGACGCGCGTCGCCTCGTATTCGATACGGATCGGGCGCGAGATGGGCATCTCTGATGAAGACCTAACCGCGCTCAGGTTGGGTGCGCTGCTGCATGACATCGGGAAGTTAAGAGTCTCCAACGCTCTGCTGAACAAGACGGGGCGGTTGACCGGGGAAGAGTTGGAGATTCTGCGCGAGCATCCCTGGCGTGGAGAGAACCTGGTCAGCGCGCTCGATTTCCCGGAAAGCGTCTGCCGGATCGTCGGCCAGAATCACGAGCGCGTGGACGGCTCAGGCTACCCGTTTAATTTGAAGGGTGAAGATATCGCCCTGGGCGCGCGGACCGTCGCGGTCGCAGACACCTTCGATGCGATCACTCATGATCGCCCATACCATCGCGGCGAGTGCTACGGGGTCGCGCGACATGAGATCGCCGGTTGGGCTGGCACGCTGTTCGATGCCGACGTGGTCGCCGCTTTTGAAAGAATCCCGCAATCGGATTGGAGGCTGGCGCACTGATGAACGCAGCTACACAGAAAAGACTCTCACTTGTTCATCCTGAACTGGCGCGTCGCGTGACGTTGATGATCACGGCCCTGGCAGCGCGCGGCGTAATTATTGAAGTCGTGCAGGGCCTGCGCACCTTCGCCGAGCAGGATGCTCTTTTCGCACAGGGTAGAACGAAGCCGGGCCAGGTCGTTACGCGAGCGCGCGGCGGACGATCAAACCATAACTACAAGCTCGCCGCAGATGTTTGTCCGTTTGTGAATGGCAAGCCTGATTGGAATGCCAAGCCTGCGGTCTGGGAGATGATCGGCGAGGAGGCGAGGCGCGCTGGGCTCGAATGGGGCGGTGATTGGAAGCGCTTTACGGATCACCCTCACGTACAGCTTCCGGTCGGATTGTCAATCTCGGATTGCCACAGACTCTTTCGTCAGGGCGGGCTGGCAGCCGTCGAAGCTGAAGCCACGCGCCGCCTCAATCTCAAGTGAAGGAGTAGTAGATGCGGAAAGCACGTTTAATCACACTTCTTGGATTGATCGCCACGATGGCGGGCGCACTCAACCCTTATCTAGACCTTCTGCCGCAGAGCTGGCGCACGCCCATCATGGTGGCGGGCGGGTTGGCAACTTCATTGGGGCCTGCTCTGTTCGGGCCAAGGGGCTTCAACCCTCGTCGCCGCCGCAACCAGCTTCGTTACGAAGGTGTGTTTCCCGGCAACAGCAGCGGTCACGCACAACCGCCTGGCTCTCGCCGAAAGTAACCGAACCCCTCGCACGTCATGGGCACTTCGAGGTTGATAGTAAACAAAATGTCAGGGGCTTCACACATGGAACACGGGATGAATGGCCCGATCATGGCTATCAGTTTCTTTGCGGGCATGGGCTTTTCATTCAGCGGGCTCCTGACTTCACTTCTGGCAGCCATCCTGGTCGGTGTCATTGCCAAGGGCTTCGACCGATTGACCAGAGCCTGGATCGCCGAGCGAAACAATTACTGGAGGCGGGAAGCACAGCGCCAGGAGAGGGAAAAGAATGCGCTGGCTGCTCGCTTGAAAGACCTACAAGGGGCAGAGGCCGCGCCAACGGAGTAGCGAATGAATCGGACTCTCAAGAGAACCATCGAGACGGCCATCATCGTGGCGCTCATTACGCTGCTAGGCACGATTCTTTCAGCCGTGCTGCCGAAGTTAATCGACTATTGGCTGCAACAGCGCAAAGAGCAGAGGGCAAAGGAGCAGCCTACGGGCTGATAAGCGATGCCGAGCAGCTACGGGGCTGAGGTAATCGAGAGATGCCTCCAGCTTTATTTGAAATACAACGGGCAACAGCACGACCGCATAGAGCGTGAGATGCGGAGAGCGGGCTGGAGCAGTTGGTCAAAGCAGAACCTCTACAGCCGGGGAGACAAGATCGGCTGGATTGAAAAGTACGGTTGGGAGCAGGCGCTCAAAGAGAAGATCGCGCTCGCTACCAGCGCGCAGGCGAAGACGGCGGAAGAGACGCTGTTCATTGAAATGGAGCAGATACGCAAGCGCCTCCACTACAAGATTCATGTGGAGGGCTGTACGGATCGTGACGTTACTTATCAGCACCTCGCATACAGCCGACTCAGCATCGAGTCACTGGCGAAGCTGAAGGGCGCGGGCAACACGTTCGAGAGCTTTGTTGCCTTTTGGGAGTGGCTGCTCGACCTGCTCCCTGACCTCTCCGAACTGGCGGCGCGTGAGCTGCTGGCCGTTGCCGATGCAGTGCTAGAGAAAGCGCGCTCCAAGTATGGCGAGCAGGAAGAAGCCGACGCAGTCGGAACAAAGTTTTGATAGAGCACGCGCCGCCGCCGAGCGTGCGCGTGCCAGGCTCGCCGAAAAGACTGGCGAGCCACAAAAGGTTGACTTCGCAACAGCGCCGCTCTCGTGGTGGCGCGAGCGATGGCAAGACCGGGGCATACGCCGACTGTTCATTGAAAACTTCATCAAAGTCCGCGACGCATTCGATAAGAACAAGATCGTCCCGATGAGGTTTAACGACTTTCAGGATGATTACCACGAGCGGCGCACAGGTAAGGACGTGCGTGTGAAGCCACGGCGGCTTGGATCGTCTATCTACGATTTAGCCGAGGGCTTCACTGACGCGCTGGTGCTATCCAACCAGCACGTCCGCATCGTCCCGCACGACCCGGACACGGAGGAGGAGTTCTTCGACGCGCTCCAGGTCATGCACGAGGGGCTGCCCGATCACCTGCGCGTGGCGACGACGAGCTTCACGAAGAGGCTCATCAAGTTCCACGACCCGTTGAAGGGTACGACGGGCAGCAAGATCAAAAGCTCGACCGTGCAGCCCGGCCACGAGGCGAAGGGGCGCGGCCAGGCGATCACGCACCTGCTGCTCACGGAAGTCCCTCACTGGCGCGGCAACGCGAAGAAGGCGATCACGGCGCTGATCGAAGCGGCGCAGGGCGGGAAGATCACGCTCGAATCAACGCCGTTCGGCGTCGAGCTGTTCCACGCGACTTACCAGGACGGCAAGCAGGGCAAAGGCGGCTGGACTGCGCACGCATACGAGTGGTGGTGGAAGCGCGAATACCGCATCCCCGGCTGCTACTTCGTCGAGCGCAACGGCGACTACTACTTGGTCAACCCCGGCGAGCCTTACGCGACGAGGTTCAAGCCCGCAGTGTCAAGTGAGGAGCGCAAGGTCTGCGCCCGCATCCTCGTTCACCTCATCAAGCGCGACTACTTAAAGCGCGGCGCGAAGTGGCGCGCTTCGGAAGTGGCCGAGTACCTGGCGTGGCGTCGCACGAAGATCGAGGAGATCGGCGAGCAGACCTTCAAGGTCGAGTACCTGGAGAACGACAAGGACTGCTTCGCGCAGACTGGTCGCCCCCTGGTTCGCGCAGACCTTCTCGTCGCCACCTGCGAGCCATCAGGCGTGGTCGAAGGGCATACGTATCTTGTCATCGCCGACACGTCGCTGGGTCTCGCAAGCGGCGACCCTGCCGCAATCCAGGTGCTCGACGTTGACACCGGACGCCAGTGCCTCGAAGAAGTGCAGACGGTTGCGCCTGACGTGCTGGCCTACCGACTCGCCCAACTCTCCGACGCTTACAACGGCGCGCAGATCGTCGTCGAGCGCAACGGCCCTGGCATCGCGACGATCATTAAGCTGATCGACCTCGGCTACGCAGACCGCCTTTACAAACACCTCACGGCCAAGCAGCGGCGCTCAGTTGAAGACGGACGGAAGTCACTCGACGAGGTCGAGGCTGAAGCGCAGTACGGTTTTCCAACCGGTGCTGATAACAAACCGGTGCTCGGCGTGAAGCTGGAGGAAGGGATTCGCAATGGCGAGTTGGGGCTATCCAGCGAAGAGTTTTGCACGGAGGCAAAGACGTGCGTCTGGTTTGATGATCGGAGCTGGGGCGCATTGCCTGGCTATCACGACGACAGGGTGATGGCTCTCGCTATTGGTTGGTACGTCGCGCGGACGCAGATGGGGTTGGTTGGGTTCATGGGCATTCTCCCGGTGACGGGTGAAGCGAGGTGAAACTTAATTCGATTAAAAGGAAAGGAGTGCGGAGGGTCGATCTCCCGAACGATGCTAATGCGAACACTAAATGACACAGGCGAGGAGACTACGAAGTCCTATTCATTGGTTCGGGGGCAAAGGGTTAATGGTGGCGAAACTGCTGCCCTTGATCCCAAGCCACAACACTTACGTTGAACCCTTCGGCGGAGGCGCGAGTTTGCTAGTCGCGCGCGAGCCGAGCCCGGTCGAGATTTACAACGATCTGAATAGCGGTCTTGTGAATCTTTTCAGGGTGCTACGTAACCCGGCACAGTTTGAGAAGTTTCGTCAATTGGTTGAACTCACGCCTTACGCGCGTGAGGAGTTCATTGAAAGCAAGCGTGAGTGGAAGGCAACGGTTGATCCGGTCGAGCAAGCCTACAGATGGTTTGTCGTGGCTCGGATGAGCTTTGCAGGAGTCTTCGGGCAAGGATGGGCATACAGCCGGAATTCGAGTCGCGGCATGGCTTCAAAGGTTTCAACCTGGCTCGGCGTCATCGATATGTTGCCAGCACTGAGCGACCGTCTGCGGCGCGTGCAGATCGAGCACAATGATGCCTTCAAAGTCATTGAGTTTTATGACATGCCGGATACGTTCTTTTACCTTGATCCTCCATACGTGCCGTCAACGAGAAAGAGCGGAGGTTACGAGCATGAGTTGAGCGAGGAAGATCACGGGCGACTGGTGGAGCTGCTGCTGTCGCTCAAAGGCAAGGTCTTGTTGTCAGGCTACCCCAATGCGACTTATGCGGAATTGGAATCAGCAGGATGGAAGCGAAAGGACTGGCCGACGACCTGCACATCGGCAGGCAGAACCAGAGCAACGGGGATTTTGGGAACAGGGGCAGCGAAACGCACACAGATGCGAACCGAATCGGTCTGGTTCAACTACGAAGTGTGCCGCCCTTGCGAGGTAGATAGCACTGAGGAGTTAGCGCTCGCTCCTTAATAAGCTCGCTAGGGCGTCCCAGGGCGTCCCAGGTAGGGGTCAAATGAAAAATACGTGCGAGGGGATTCGGCAGCAGTCCGATTCGTTGTAGGACAAATAAACGCGAGATTTAAAAAGCGCAGACCAGATTTCCAGATGTTCGAGAATCTCAAAAGATGGGTCGAGAGCTTCCGCCAGGCGGGCGGCATGGAGCTGCCCGGCGCGGGTCGCTCATCCGTCGAGCCGCTGTCGGGTATGATCTCGAACGCGCTTCATGGCTTCGGCACTGTTTCGCCCGTCATAGATTTTGAGATGCTCGCGCTCTTGAAGCGCCTCTCGATCTTCAACCCGGATTTCTCGCAGTCCAGCTCAAACGTCGTCACACTCGCCAACACCGGCCATCAAGTCATTGTTGATGCACCCTCAGCACAACGCGCCGAGGCCGCCGCGCAGAGGCTGAACGAATCGGCCTCGCGCCTGTATGACAACGGCGCGGGCGTGGACGGACTCTTTAACACCTACTTCCGACAGATCGCCTGGTCTGGCGCTCTCTCTTCAGAGGACGTGGTTGATTTCCCAGGGCGGCGCGTCGAGCGCGTCGTCATTGTTCCCGTCGAGCAGATTCGTTTCGACTACATCGAAGGCCGCTACGTGCCTTTCCAGCAGCCGAATAACTTCCTGGGCTTGCAACGCTCGCCCCTCGGCCTCATCCGACTCAACGAAAACACTTATCACTACTACGCGCTTGAGACGGTTGAGAACAGCCCCTATGCGCTGCCGCCAGGCACTGCCGCCGTCGCGCCGATCACAGGGGCGCAGACGGACATGATGGAGAGCATCAAGTCTATCGTGCGCAAGTTCGGATTGCTGGGCCTGATCTCGTTTGCGTGCACGCCCCCGCCGAGGAAGCCTGGCGAGACAGAGTCGGAGTACCAGACCCGCTCGAAGAAGTATTTAGCCGCCGTGCATGAGGCGTTGAAGCCAGCGATCCGCGACGGCCTGCTGCTCCACTACCGCGATCAGAAAGCGGATAAGACCTCCGTCACCGGCGACGCGCGCGGCGCGTCCGATCTGTGGTCACTCAACGAACAGCAGGTTATATCGGGCTTGCGCGGCTTCCCGGCCTTCTTCGGTCGTACAGACTCGACCACAGAGACCTACGCCGACGTGGTCTACAACTTCGTGCTCGCGCAGGCGTGGAACGTGCAGCGCCTCGCCAAGCGCCGCCACGAAGCGACGGGCCGGCTTGATCTGAGGCTCGGCGGCATCGAGGTCAACGCCGTCTCCTACCAGTTCAACCGCGCGCACGCCCGCGACCCGCTCAAAGAAGCAGAGGCTGATCATCAGCGATTCCAAACCGCGAAAGAGAAGGCGGAGTGCGGAATGATCTCGCCGGATGAAGCGGCGCAGGAGTGCGGGTACGAATCGGCCTTCGATCCAGAGCTACTGTCTTCGCATCCAGACGTAGCCAATTCATTGCAGCGCATGAGGCTGGGGGCTGGGCATGCGCAAGATGCAGTGACGGCTACCTTCCGCTTCGACCGGAGCGCGCAGCTTTATCGGTTCGTTCCGCAAAGGATCGAACTGAGCGCGCCGGTCGAGGCGGAAAATTCAGACAAAGTCGTCCAGCTAAAAAAAAAGGCCGCTTAACTGAGGAGGAAATAAATGCGATTCTCGACCGATTCGTCCAAAAATATATTGTGCTCACGAGGCCGCTCGCAACGCAGGCGCGTGACCGCGCTCTTGATCGCGTCCGCGCTTACCTGCGCAATGCTTCTGCTAACGATTTCTCTGACGGGGATGAGTTTGCAGACGCCCTTTTTGAGCAGGTCAAAGATGCCTACGGTGCGACTTTCACCAGCAGTCGCGCCGAAGTGGTCGTCAAGCGGACAACCAAAGACATCTACAGCTTCTATCGCCTGCGCGACTCGACACCTTTCGGCGGCGACTCTCCCGTCAAGCTTCGATTCGGAGGGCCGGACACGAGGGCTGTCAGATTCTTCAATAAGATCGACAACTTTTATTTCAGCACATTCGTCGATAACCGGCGCGACGAGATCAAGAGCTTCCTCAGAGACGAATACCTGGAGAAGGGCGCAGCTCTCTTCGGACGTGGCACAAAGGAGGAACTTGACGATTTCCGCAGAGCAGCCGGTGGAAAGCTCGACAATCTTAACGACCGGGCAGTGGACACGATTGTTGTCAGTAGTGTGCAGCGAGTACGCAACTACGCGCACATCAACTCTCTGCGCCAGGCGCGATTCAAGCTCGCAAAGATCGTGGCAATTCTCGACAACCGAACCTCTGAAATCTGTCGCCATCTCGACGGGAAATTCATTCGAGTCTCAGTTGCCGCCGAGACCATTGATCGGCTCACTGAGCTTGATCCCGGCGATTACGCAAAGGAGCTTTACAAGAGTGATCTGGGCCGCGCGTTCGCGAGCGACCCTGTTGCTTATGTCAAAGATCGCATCGGCGATGACGGCGTAATTAATGATGACTTGGTCGCAGAAGGAAGAGGCATGCCGCCATTCCATCCCCGTTGCCGCACGCGCGTTGAAGGGGTCATAGAGGTCGATAAGTGAAGAACAAATTCAGATTTTTAAGTCTCTCGCAGAAAGGCGGCAAGGCGAAGTTCAGGATGACGCTGCCCTTTGACGGGGGACAGCTCTCGATGGGCGCGGCGGTGCAAGAGTCGATTCTCGACGCGATCAGGCTGGCCGCTGCCGAAGTCGGCAAGCAGACCGAGAGCCTGGGCGTCGGCGTTGCCTCGCAGTGGGGCGCGCAGCCCGCGCCGATCCAGTTCGAGACGGTTGACGAGCTGCTCCCGAAAGAGACGGACTACTACTACAAGGACTATCGCGCGATCAGCGCCACGCTCGCCCCTTGCTTCGCGCTCGACTTCTCAGCGCCCGGCGTGCTCGAAGCCTCCGTCGAGATGCTCAAAGGGCAGACCGTCTATAAAGACCACTACTACTACTCGGTGGATCATTGGGTCGGTGTCGTCAGCGAGGTGTCCTGGGATGCGAAGGGGGAGAACGCTGGCGGCGTCCCCGGCATCCTCGCGCGCCTGAAGCTCGACGCGAAGAAAGACCCGATGCTCGTGCGCGGCGTGGCGATGTCGCCCCCTGCGGTGCACTCCTGCTCCGTCACAGTGCTTTTCGAGTTCGAGTTCTCGCACCCCGATCTGGTCGAGCAGGGCCGTTTCTGGCAACTGCTCGGCGAGGAGATCGAGGGCCAGATCGTCCGCCTGATAGTGACGGCGATCCTCGGCTATTGGGAACTCTCGCTCGTGTTCCAGGGCGCGCAGGAGGAGAACAAGCAGCAGCCCGCGCTTCCTTCCGTACCCGGCGACGTGGAGATAGACGACGAGGACGACGCGGAGTTGGCGCACAAGCGCAAGACAAGGATGAGCGCGGGTGCGAACCCGCCAGTTACCCATAAGGAGAAGACGAAAGTGAAGTTGAACCAGACACGCAAGACCGCGCTGGGCATCACCAGCGACGGCGAAGAGTTCGAGGACGAGTTGGTATTGCAGGCTATTGACAGCTTGGCGACGCGCGCCACGAACGGCGATACGCTCCAGGCTGCGCGCCGCGCTGAGTGCCTGCGACTGGCGACTATCGCAGAGTGTGGGAGCGAGGAAGGCCAGCTCGATGCGTCCCTCGCCGCCATCATCAACGACGCGCAGGGCGATAAGCTCGAAGGTCTGATCACGATGTACACAAAGAAGGCTGGCGCGCAGTTCACTGCGACCTGCCCGAAGTGTGGCGAGCAGGGTCTCAAGCCGCGCTCGTCAGTCGAAGATCGCACGGGGCAGCCTATGGCCGCGCAGCCGAGCTACGTGCCGAACGGCGCTAACGCGATACACGCCTAATTCACCAGGCGAAAAATACTGTTGACGGCTACCGCAGCCGGTGAACCGACAAACTAAGGAAAGAGAGAAAGCAATGAAAATCAGATCACGAATGCCACATCTGCTTGGAATCCTCGCCACGTTCGCAGCGGTGCTCACAGAAGGCACTATCGTCGCCATCACCGGCAATCGCACGGTGAACAAAGCGGGTGCAGGGGCTATCGCAGTCGGGCACGTCTTCAAGCCCGCGAAGGAAGTGAACGGCAAGGGCAGCATCGAGACACCTTTCAGCGCGCTGATCGAGATCAAGGCAGACGGCGCAATCGCGGCGGGCGACCGCGTGAAGTTGAGCGCGGCGGACGTTGACGGCAATCAGCGCGTGAAGAAATGGACGGCGCAGAGCGTCACGACCACGACCGAAAACGACGCTGACTTAACCAGCCCCTACGTCACGGACGCAGACCTGGCGGGCGACTCGCCCGACCTGATCTACGGCCTCTGCTGGAATGGCGGCGCTGACGGTGCGACGGTCGAAGTGCTGGTCTACTGAGGCTGCGCCTGCCGTGCGCGTTTGAACTTTTGAATCTTAATTCGCGGGCCTCACCCGGCCCTTCGACAAACAATTTTCTTTCGAGGAGTAACCAAAAGATGAGCACAACCGGAGTCAGGGGCAAAGTCAAAGAGATCGTGCTGGGCATGCAGGCCGTGCGTTCCCACCCGACCGAGCCTCGCAATATCGGCCTGCGCGCCTACCTGTCGGAGAAATACGACGGGATGGTGCCGGACAAGTTCTATCACGAACTCGGCCTCAACCCGCGCGTCACCACCGTGCAGCAGTTGATGGCCGACTCAGACAACGCCTTCCTGATGGCCGAGGTAATGCGCGACGGCATCCTTCAGGGTATGGGTGTCGCACAGCGCGAGCGCATGGAGGAGCTGCGCCGGGCGATGGTCAACCAGCTTCTGACGGGCGGGCAGGGCGTCGCCTCTCAGTCGTCCTCAATGGGGCCGATCCTTGGCGCGAGCGGCACGAACTGGATCACGCCAGAAGTTTACCTCGATCCTGTCTCGCGCGGTGCGGTGCAGGCAGCCTTCTATAACGACCTCATCATCCGCAGCGTTTCGGTGCCCCAGCCGGATGTGAGGGTTCCGCTGCTTGATCTTTCGGACGCGAAGGCGATGGAGTCGGAAGAGGGCGTGACCATCGAGGAGGGCTCAGTCAAGTACGGCGATAAGACGGTGTCGGCCAAGAAGAAGGCAAAGGGCATCAAGTATACCTACGCGTCGCTGATGTTCAATACGCTCGACCTTGTTTCAATCTTCTTCATGGACTTCGGCAAGCTGCTCGGCCACGGCCTCAACAACGATTGCGTCACCACGATCATCAGCGGCGATCAGGCCAACGGCTCTGAGGCGGCGGCGGTGATCGGCGTGGAGGATTCCAATCTCGGCATCCAGTATGGCGACGTTCTCAACGTGTGGATTCAGCTCGCGCTGCTTGGCCGCCTCTCCACCTCGATCATCGGCAACGCCATTTCGGCGCGCAAGTACCTCGAACTGCCGGAAGTGAAGAACAAGCAGAACGCGGGGAGCATCCTGCTGCCGACGCGGGTGAAGGTGCCGCTTCCGACCGAGCAGGATTTATACCTCAGCGGCAAAGTGCCCGGCAAGAAGCTGGTCTTCCAGGATTCCAGCATCGCGCTCATCCAAATCATCGCGCAGGCGCTGATGCTCGAAGTCGAGAAGATCGCGAGCCGCCAGATTGCAGGCACCTACGCCTCGATCTACAGCGGCTTCGTCAACATCCAGCGCAACGCGCGCGTCGTCCTCGACCCGGATCACGAGATCACCGAGAACGGCTTCGGCTGGCCCGACTGGATGCAGCCGTACAGTGATAGCGACGACGAATAAACCTTAAACGCATACACGTAGCCACAAGCCGGGGGTTGGCATCCCTGGGGCGAGGGGCGGCGTCAATTCCGCCCCAACTTTTTACTGATCTGTAGGAGCGAGCGCGTGGCTGACACACTAATTAATGCCAGTTCTGATGCCGACGAAGAAGCCAGTCTGCGTAACCGTTTCGACATCAGCAAG